TTTGCAATCTGGATGTTCAGCGTTACCTGTCGCATCCTATACTCATAAATCTCATACTCATACTGGTGAAACTTCTTCACTGTGTGGTCAATCTGCACTTGCAGTGCCCGTTCAGCGTTTTGCTTTTCCACCCGCTTAATAAAAGCTTCTTGTTGCACCATAGCTTGGGGCTGAACAACCGGATACCATTTGTCGAAGCTGACTTTCACTTCTTTTCCCTTTCAACTGCACGGGCGTAGTAGTACAACACTTTGCTTCTTAACTCTGCACTATCTGCGGCCCCTGCCCACATAGCAAGGTTGTTCCAAATACCTACAAGCTGTTCAGCACTGCAATTATCTCCATTTGTGGACAACCATTCCGACAACCTTTGATGGCGCTCCGACGGGTTGTTAATCCAACTCAGTCCATAAAAATCTGAAACGATGCACGGAGCTTTGGCTTGTACCCAGAAAACACAGCCTAGTAACAGTAGCCAAAACCAGCGCATACATCATGTTTAGAATTCATTAAATGCGTACAAGTAAGTTCCAGTACACGAAGCAACAACGTTACTTCCGCTGCTGTTAGTAGATATTTCAAGCGTGTAAGTTGAGTCAACGTAACCGCCACTAGTACCATTGTTTGTGACTGTTATAGTACGAGCAGCGTCCAAAGCAAGCCAACCAGAAGAAGGTGTAGAGCTACCGCCGCCTAATGTTGAAGCAGTTCTTGTCCACCTAACCCAATAACTATTTCCTACATTCGTAGTTGTTGGCGACGCCCAATTACCAGAAGCAATAGTTCCCGATACTGATCCAACGCAGCTCCAAGTACCGTTTGTATTAAACGTTAAGGTAATGTAGCCATAGCCACCAAAAAACTCTTGTAATGAGCGGTCTTGTAATTGAGATAAAGAAATAGTAACGTTTGGACTTGGCCCAGTCCCGTAAAAATTATTAAATGAAATAGGGCCGCCGGGAAAAGAGTACGGACCGCCACCAGCTGTGTAGTATGTTGTGCCTAAATAGCTGCTTAAGCTGTTACCGCGCCCAAACACCCCATTGATGTCGGACATTGAAATTGCGCCGCCTGTTTGAAGGAACGTTGCCATTATTTATCCTTGAGTTGTTTTTCCAAAGACACAACACGTTTAGCAAGTTCAATCACAGCCGCCATTGCAGCATTGCCATAGGACACAGATTTCAATCCGTTCTCATGTGTTTGAACAGCATCAGGCATAACTTTTTCAAGCGATCCAGCGCCAACACCGACTTGCGTAACGCCAAGGTCAGTACGATCGTAAATACCGCTTTGTACTTGCGCTAACATTTCAATAAAGTCAAATGGGAACGTTTGCCAATTAGCTTTTAAAGATTCGTCAGAGTAAGCAGTGACGTTACCGCCGCAGGTCAAGTTTGTGCCATCAAAAGTTAAGTTAGCCGAGCCCGCTGCTGTTCCGCTACTATTGTAAATAACTTGTGTGTTTGAACCACCAATAGGACCAGCGGGGCCTGTGGGTCCAGTAGGTCCAGTGGGGCCGGTAGGTCCGGGACCACCAGCTGAGCCGGGGGAACCTGTGGGACCCGTGGGTCCTGTTGAACCTTGGGGTACTGTGAAGTTAAACACAGCCGCAGATGATGAGCCGCTGTTAGTAACCGATGCTGGACCTGTTGAGGTTGTACCGATTGAAACAGTTGCAGCAGAGCCGGGGCTACCTGTGGGACCAGAGGGACCTGTGGGTCCTGTACTACCTGTGGGTCCTGTAGCGCCAGTAGGACCTGTTGGGCCTTGGGGTACAGTGAAATTAAACGTAGCAGCTGATGGTGAACCTACGTTAGTAACTGCAGCGGGGCCAGTTGTAGTTGTACCTACTGTAATTGTGGCAGCAGAACCAGATGGGCCTGTGGGTCCGGGACTTCCTGTGGGACCTGTTGGGCCGGGGCCTCCTGTGGGACCTGTTGCGCCGGGGCTTCCTGTAGGGCCAGTTGCGCCTTGAGGTACAGTAAAGTTAAACACAGCAGCCGAAGAAGACCCACTATTAGTAACTGCGGCAGGGCCAGTAGACGTTGTGCCGATAGACACCGTTGCAGCAGCGCCAGATGAGCCAGTCGGTCCGGGGCTTCCTGTGGGGCCAGAGGGACCTGTGGGTCCAGTCGGTCCGGGGGTTGTTGAGGCGGGGCCTGTGGGTCCGGTCGGTCCAGTTGGGCCTGTGGGTCCAGTTGTTCCTTGCGGCACTACAAAGTTAAACACTGCAGCCGATGAAGTGCCGACGTTAGTAACAGCAGCAGGGCCAGTAGAAGTTGTACCAACTGCAATAGTAGCAGCCGCACCGGGAGAGCCAGCGCCAGTGGGTCCAGTCGGCCCAGTAGGTCCAGTGGGTCCGGTCGAGCCTTGGGGTACAGTGAAGTTAAAGATAGCGTTGGAAGATGTGCCAACGTTAGTAACCGCAGCGGGGCCAGTTGTGGTTGTACCTACGGAAATTGTTGCAGCAGAGCCAGTCGGCCCTGTTGGGCCAGTAGGACCGGTGGGTCCGGGACTTCCAGTTGGACCGGGACCGCCAGTAGAGCCCGTGGGACCTGTGGGGCCAGTAGGACCGGGAGCGCCTTGGCCGCCGGGAGACCATGTGCCGTCACCACGCCAGTACGTAGCAGAAGAAGCGCCAGAGCCACCGCCCAAATTAGTTACAGGTAAATTTCCTGTTACGTTGGTTGCCAAGTTGACAAAAGTCGTAGAGGTTGAACCTGTACCGCCGGAAGCAATGGGTAGCGCAGTGCCGAGAGTCAAACTAGAAAGGTAGTCAATTTGATTGCCAACGTCTGTGCCGTTGTTGTATAACACTGTGCGCTTACCAGCGGGGACAGAAATGCCCACCAAACCACCAACCTTGACCGTTACTGCATAGCTATCGTTATTGATAATAATGTAAGGCTTTTGAATAGCTGGGACATTGATCGTACCGGCAGCCGACAGAGAGCCTGAAGAAATAGCTAAACACAAGGCACGAAAGTTTTGAGCCGCATTGGTGTTGGTTGCGGTTAGCGTTGCTACATTTGTAGTAAAGTTTGCAGATGTCAGGGTAGCCATACCAACGATGGCTTGCTCAATAGCAGTACCAATATTAGTATCTGTAGTTGCGCCCCACGTGCCGGACTGTTCGCCAGTCGTAATCAGTTCAAACTTTAGATTAGAAAAGGTGCTTGACATGTTTCATTCCTTTGGAATACCTAACTGTTGTTTATGTCGTCCCACGACGGATTCTGAGGTGTTTCTATTAAAGTCCACCCAGAGGATTGTGTAGTTTGAACACCTGTCCATGAAGCACTCTGAGACGTACTGATCGTATTCCAACTGGGTGTCTGCGTATCCGTAATACCGGCCCAATAAGCATCCATATTGTTAACGATTTTGAACCATCCAACAACGACCACATTTTGCGCCATTTCAACGTTTTCGGCAATACTTGTTCTAAAGTTTGCTTGAATTTGTAGTACGTCGGCTTCGTTGGTGTTTTCGGCAATTGTGAAATAAAAACCTTGGCTGGCCGTGTTGCTGTCCGCTGAGTTCAAGTTCTCGATGATAGACAAGAAGAACAGTGAAATAATTGTGAGGTTTTCTGCAGACGTTAGGCTCTCGGTGATGCTCTGCAAGAAATTAAATGTCTGGCTAGAGAAATCGTCTGACTGAAGCGCTTCGGTCAAAGCTGTTGCAAACTGGGCGGTGATAACCCGCACGTCATCCATCGTAACGTTCTCAGTGATAGATTGGTTAAAGCTAGACTGCTGGCTCGACAAATCAACAAACACAGCGTTCTCGCTGATGCTCACCACAAATTGAGCAAGAATACTGGCGCTATCGGCCATGTCGGAGTTCTCGGTCACGCTTTGTGCAAACTGCGCTGCAATTGATTCTTGGTCGGCAAGGTTAGAGTTTTCGGCTACGCTCTGGGCAAACTGGGCAGTGATGGATTCAGTATCGGCAAGGTCCGCGTTTTCTGTGATTGACTGGCCAAAGTTGGATTGCTGGCTGCTGGAGTCGGCAACGTTGTTGATTGGCTCGGTGCGGTCTTCTAAAAATGCAGAGTAGGTGTCGAGGATTTCTGCAAGTGTTGAGTTCTCAGAGATAGATGAGGCAAACCCAGCTTGAATTGATGCACTGTCGGCGGGGTAGGAGTTTTCAGAAATGCTGAAGAGGTAGCTGTACTGTTGAGTACTGAAGTCTGCAAGCCCAGCGTTCTCGTAAATAGCCGCAACAAAATCCCCCGGCTCAGTGTTAATGTTGGCTAGGTTGCTGTTCTCGCTTATGGACTGCAGGAAAGCAAAGACCTGTGAGTTGGCGTCTGCCGACTGGAAATCTTCAGAAATAGAAAGGACGTAAGCCGTCCCAGCTAGGGAAGCAAACGGGGTCTGGGCAAAACTTGCGAAGCCAAACACGGCTCCTCCTTATCGGAACCTTGGTCCGTTGAACCAAACAGTGGCTGAGTAGCGGATGCCGGATGTTACAGGGATAACCCTATGTTCAAGGATAGACGGAAACGCAATCATGGTTCCCTTTTGCAGCGGTGCAGTGTAGTCATCATACAAACGCACTTGAAACTCGCCGCCTTCAAACTCATCATTCAATAGGCATACCACGCTTACTTTGCGCTCAATAGGGTTGCCAGAAAGGGTGAAGGTGTCGGTATGCCAAGCGTAGTGTTGCTCTGGTCCGTATTCAGCAAACTGAACATTTTCACGACCTGTGATGTGGTAGTCCCACCGACAGTGTTTGTTTGCTTCTAGGGCGAACTGCTCAAATTTGTCAGTCAGCCAGTAATCGTTGCCACCGAAACGCACGTTGGTGTTCCGAGTGGACTTGTCTTTTTCTGTGCCATCCACCCCCATCGTAGCGTCGCGCACTTCGATGCCAGACAGCTCGGCAATCACTTGGTTGCAAGTATCGCTATCTAGTTGGCCTATGTACCAAAGGGGGAGATGTGCCATGTCAACCTTAGTTCAAATCAGCGGCTGCTGGGGGTCCGGGACGAATACCGTTTTGTTGGGCAGCTTGGAAGTCTTGACCCAATTTGCTCAAACGCATAAACAAGTCGATGCACTCACCCAGTTGACCAGAAGCCAGCTGTTTCATGATGACGTTGAACTCTGCAACAGTCACTTCTCCAATGTTGATTTTATCGTTCACAGTTTTTTCCTTTTAGGGGGTTGGTGGGGTTGGGGGTGTAGGGGGCGCCCAAGGTAATGGAGGCTCCGTTACGGGGTCAATCTTAGCCGCAATTTGGGCCGCGATAGCGTCATTGACGTGGGTTTCATAATCGCCAACAACTACAGGTTGAATCCAGCCAAGCACAATCTCTTGTGTCAGCTGATCGTAAGGTACAAAATTAGTCTGGTCTGGGTTAGGTGTCAAAGGCGTAGCGCCGCTGAACACGCCAGTGTTGCCGTTCTCATCCGTACCGGTTTTGGTCCAGTATGTCTGAATGACGTAGTCGGCTTCGGTGCCTACCATTGTTACCTTCATGCCGGTGACGGCCCATGTGTATGTGATGGTCATATTTGACTCCTTTAGTGTGCTCTTAGAGCGTTAATTTCTGCACGCAAAGCGGCAATCTGTGCCTGTTGTTCTTTCATGGCCTCGACCAAAAGGGCAGAGAAACCGCGATCACGCAATGAAAGATAGCCATCCTGTCCCATACGCACCATGTTTGGAACAACGTCTTTTACATCATCTGCAATAAAACCAATGTCTTCACGCAGTCCAACCATTGTATGTTGTTCAGAATCTTCTTTCCAGTCAAATGTGCAGCCTTGCAACTGCAAGACTTTATCCAAAGCACCCGTTAATGGTTTGACATTTTCTTTGAGTCTGATGTCCGATGGTGAGCCGTAGGCAGTCACGTTACCTGCGGCGATTACGTTACCTTGGTAAGTAAGCGCAACTTGAGCAGAGCCGCCACGGTTGGCAGAGAACACACGCACACCATAACTAAAACGCATCGAGCAGTAGCCGTCGTTCAAGTCAACAATGTCGCCGTCGTCGGCAAGAATAATACCGTTGCCGGTTGTGTTACCGGCACTAACAGTGATATTGTTTACAAAATAACCTGCATTTAAACGCGATGTACCATTTGGGTCGCAGTAGTAGCTTGTATCGTTGGTATCGTAAAGAATGCTTGAATATAAAGCACCGCCGCCTTGGTTGTAGTCAAATACTGGGACTAAACGGTTTGCTCCTGACAAATCAATAGCTGCATAAAAATTACCGTCTGTGTAAACATCAACGTAACCAGAAGTACTACTAAAACCAAAACGGCTGTTACCGCCAGTAAATTGATAGCCCGGATACCCTGCGCCACCAGCCCAATAATTACCGAAAGCATTTGCGCTAGTGCCGTTAAAGCCTATGGTGTTAAGAATAGATGTGCTTGCAGGGTCTACGTAATAGCCTGTGTTATCACTATCATAAAAAATTGGTGCGCGTATTGAACCGGCGTTACAAAGAACGTAGTTACCATTTCCTCCGGCATAGAACGTCATCAACGTGCCATAGCCAGCACTACTTGAAATTCTAAAACCAGAACCAAAGTACGCAACTAACTCTTCCCAGTCATCGCCTGCGTTCCATAGGTAATGGTTGGTGTCACCTTTGGTGCGCAGCCACAGCTTTGAATCAGATAAAGCGGGGCCGTCTAATACATTTAAAACAGATGTGCCAGCGGGATCTAAATAATATCCGCTGTCATTGCTGTCGTAAAAGATTGGTGCATACATATTCCCCAAATACACGTTGGCATTAGAAGTACTACCAAAAGCGTTAATGTAAATTGGTGACCATGCATCTAACGCGGCACTATGACCAAATAAACCTGCATACCCATTGTAATTTCCAAGAAATGCCGCGACGTTGTACGAATAATTCCTGCTAACAATTCTTGCAGACCAATTGCTTGCACCGACATCGCGTCTTGCAGAATAGGCTACATCTTGTCCGTTTGAATTAATGACTTGAAGTGTTGATGTGCCTGCGGGGTCGCAATAATATGCTGTGTCGTTACTATCGTAGAAGATTGGTGCGCGTACAGAATTACCACCATAGACAATCCAAGCATCACCGCCGTTTCTAGTAATAACAGTGTTCCAACCACTTGAAGCTGAGTTTAGTATATAGAGTTCGTTTCGAGTGTATAGTGGACCTGCAACGTCTATGTACGAACCTGTAGTCAATACGTTAATATTGCACGTACCATTAGGGTTAAGGTAATATGCAGTATTGTCACTGTCGTAATAAATAGGCGCGCGCATGTCGCCATTGTTAATTTGCAGTCCTGTGCTATTCCAAGATGCAACTGTAGTTCTTGCTCCGGGGCTGATGGAGTCTGCTGAGCCATATTGAAGTTGGCCGCCGCCATAACCAGCAACATACAATAAATCGCCCCCGCCACCGGCGTTACCAAATACAACGTAACCGCCTATGTTGTTATCTTGGAATGCAATACCGCTATAAGTACCGTTGTCAGCACTATTTCTAAACAACAAATAGTTGCTAGTATTTGAATCGCTAACAATTGTTACGCCGCTTGGCAATGTGCCAAGGCTAGTTGCAGGAGCCGCCCTTACATGAAATTTTGCAGCGGGGGTTTCGTTTGAAACACCCACACCAACACTACCGCCGTTGGGGTTAAGGAGTAGTGAATAAGTTACTCCAAGATTGGTGTAGTTGGTTGGTTGTATCCAACCATATGACGTTCCAACGTTAAAGCCCATATCCATGACTTCACCATATGTGCTGTACCCTGCGTAAATTCTTTGAATAGCAGTTGATGATGTGCCTGAAGCGGGAGGTATTCCTTGGTTAACTGCAGTCTGCTTACCGTTTAAAGTAAGTTTGGAAAATACGGATGTGCTTGCAAAATCACCGTAGTATGCAGTGTCGTTACTGTCGTAAAAAATTGGTGCACGATAATCGCCGCTAGTTGTGTATGTGCCTGTGCCGCCGCCTTTGTTTGTTAGGTTTGCAAAATCCACAGATCCTGCACTACCAGCAGACCCTGTAATACTAATACCCCAAGTACCTGAAGCGCCTGTACCTGTTAATGTAGGGGCGTAGGAGTTGTAGTTACCTGCGTACAAAACAGTGCTTCCGTTAACTTGGAAGCCGCCTTTCATATTGATAATCCCATTGCGGAAATCTACAACTCCTGAAGTTGTATATGGGTACGAGCCCCCGCTCGTGGGGTTGTAGAACGCCATTCCGTTCCAACCAGACAACGCAAAGTTGTAAGTTGTAAATGTGGCTGCATCCCCGGTACCTGCGATGAAACTGTTTGTTGCGGTGCCAGCAAGCGTTAAAGTTCCACTAAACGAACCGGTAGTTGCACTAACTGTACCGCCACTTTGATTTGTAGCTGTTGTAGCTGTTGTCGCTGTAGCAGCATTTCCGCTAATATTAATCGCCCAAGTACCAGTAGCGCCTGTGCCTGTCAGTGTCGGGGCGTAGGAGTTGTAGTTACCCGCATTAAGAACTTTGTAAGCGCCTGTACCTGAATAGTAGTCACCATCAATGTACATGTTTAACTCAGTGCCACCACCGCTGTACTGAGAAGGGCGCATCCACATTACGATGTCACCACTATCGGCTGAAATAGCAGAGTTGATAAAGTACTGGCCCCAAGCTTGGTATGTGAGACCTCCGGGGTTCCAATTTGATACGCCTGTGGATGTAGCGTTAATGGCTTTTAAAATAGTTGCAGTCGCAGCGTTACCTGTGATACCAATACCCCAAGTACCACTTGCATTTGTGCCGGATGTGCTTGGCGCACCAACAGTGTTGTATGAGATGGTCCGTGCAGCAGAGCCATTAAAAGTTGTACCCGAAGCGTCGCCTGAGCCGCCGTTGTTAAACGTGACTGCATTTGCAACCGATCCCGCGCTGCCTGAAGCAGAGCCCGTAATACTAATACCCCAAGTACCTGTTGCACCTGAACCAGATGTAGAGGGGACATCTAAACTTGTACGCGCACCGGAAGCTGTAGTAGCGGCTGTGCCGCCCGCAGTTAAAGGCAACGTACCCGATGTCAGTGTTGAAGAGCTGTTAGCGTAGACTGCGCCGCCGATTGTGTATGTGGTGAGGCCCGTGCCGCCGTAGCCTGTAGCGATTGTTCCGCCATTCCATGTGCCGCCTGTGATGACAGTGCCGCCAAGGACCAAAGAGTTTGTGCCCCAAGTCACGCTCTCAGGGATGTATGCGTGGACGTCCCATGTGCCGCCAACAGTAGCGTTAGACAACAGCGCAATAGCTGCAGCGCCGCCAGAAGAAACCGTACCGACCGTTGCGTTAGCGTAGTCAGTGATTGTCAGTGTGCCAGTGGCGTTGTTATTAAATTCAAACGTTGTGGTGTTTGTCAGCGTGGTTGCATCGGGCAACTTAAACGTCTGGCCACCTGTACCGTTCAAAATCTGGCTAAACGCCGACGCCGCTGTTAGTGTGGTTGTGCCGCCCGATGCTGTAATTGTGTTGCTGGTTTGGTTCAGTCGGTTGATGCTGACGTTCTGGTTTGCGTCACGAAGCATCACGCTGTTCGCGCCAGAAGATGCGGTTACACCTGTACCACCATAAGCCACGCCGACAGTAGAGCCTTGCCATACACCAGAGGACACTGTGCCCAAAGGACTGACGTTGTTGCTTCCATCCAGATTGACAGACTTCTCAGCGGGGTATGTCAGGAAAATGCTTTTGGTTCCAACCGCCAGTGTGATTGGCGAAGTGTTGCCGCTAGAGTTAGACAGTACTGTTGTACGCGCAAGGGTGGGGCCAGACGTAGAGTACGTACCAACACCGACTTCCCATGCAGTTCCGTCTACGATGGTGTAGTAGCAAGTATTCCCATTGCCAACGACCGCAAACGACTGAAAGCCGGGGACGGCACCGCCCAGAGTTACCGAGCCAGTGCCTGTTGTTGTCGTTGTCTCTTGGACCCGATCAAAGAGTGCCAGAGCCATGTGAACGACCCCTTATTAAGATGTTGCAGTAGTGCTGTAAGTTACAGAAACTGTATCGCCAGCAGTTGTGACTTTAGCAGTGGCAAACGCGCCAGCGCTATACAACGTACCAGAAGTATTGCCTTGTGTAGACGAAGCACCAGAACCTGTCACCAAGAAGCAGCCACCAACTGTACCGCCAGCACCGGTGATGGTGTAGGTAATAGCCGTAGCAGTCTTAGTTGTCACGTTGGTTGGGGTTGTGCCAGTAGATGTAGCAGAAGCAAAAGAAGCAGTGCCACGAATAGCTGAACCGCCAACAGTGTAGTTAGTAAACTCTGTCCAACCAGCGTGTGAAGCCATAGTATCCGCTGCAGTAAATGTGGGGCTAGCACCAGAGATTAGGCCAAGGTATGGGCCAACGGTGGTATATGCAGAACCAGACAACAAAGTATCGAGCATCAACTGCTTACCAACGGCGTTAACCAGATTGGGGAACTCTTGCTCCCATTTCACATTACCTTTAGCATCACGGCACACCACATGGTACGCGCCTTCAATACCGACAGTCTCGGAACCAACAACATTAGATTGCATGCTGATCTGTGCGTTGTCGCCAAAGTTAGAAATTTCTTGAGTCATGATGGGTCCTTATGAGATACGCACGATGGCGCTGTTGGCATCAGAAGCGGGGAAAATAATTTGGAAAGTGTCGTTAGCGACAGTCTTATCTGAACCAAAATCCAACACAGCCACAGATTTGTTACCTTGTGTAGCATTGTAAATCAGAGCACCACGACATGTAAATGAGGAGCTTGTCCAGCTTATGTTGCTAAACGAAATAAACGCAGTGGGTACTTGGCTAGCATTACTATTAGCCATTGGATACGTGGAAATAACTAACGTTTTACCACCAGCTGTATAACCTGTGCCTACTACTTCGCTTGTTGTTGTATACACAGTTGTGCCGGGTCCAATGTTAGACGAGCCCGTGTACAAAGCAATCTTAAAAGTATTGGGCGACGTTGGGCCAAAGTTGTGTACTGCTTGCAGAAGCTCAACCCTAAAGCTGGTGGTCGTAGTTTGTTGGATCGCCATCAGGTCACCGCCTGTCTAAACTGACCAGAACGATAAGCATCCTGACGCTCCATACCATCACCCAAACGTTTAGCCAGAGCAAGCGCCTCTTGGTACTTGGTGTTATAGATTGCCATAACGTCGGCTTCACCCTTCATGTAGGTGTAGGCTTCAACCAAAGAGCCATATAAAAGCACTGTATCAAAGTTATCACCAAGCCACGTCTGACCGCTAGCTGCGACTGTAATAGATACTGGGTAATAGTAGTAATGCAGCTCAACTACGTAGTTTGCATCTGGCTTGGGGCCGAGAATGAACGACAGTTCGTTTGAAATAGCAGCGCCAGACACAGTCGGCCCAAACAAAGCATAGTATTTAGGAAGACCTGTATCAGTAGCCTTTGGGTATGCCTGACGTATGAAGTTAACGTCTTTGTTCAGCAAATACTCGTAGTTGCCATCAGCATCAATCACAGCCAAAGAATACGTAGCCAAATAGTCGTCGGGGGCCGACAAGTATGGTGTCGTTAATGACACATCGCCCGTCACATTTTTACGAAGTGAAGGAAACTGAACGGTGTTGTAAATACGCTGCTCAGCCTGCTGAACGAACACGGGTATCTCAGCGATAAAGCTCGCTTCGGTATTCTCCGTATACGCTTGGATAGCGTTGCTGAGTGCAGTGTAATTCATGCCATTGGGCCTCGGGCCATCACACCTTTAGTTGCTGCGCCTGTACCGCGAATCTTGATACCGCTGGTTTTAACGCCGGGATATTCATTGCTGTTGGTATTAGCAACAGAAACGTTTGCGTCTTTCAAATACTGCTTGTTAGGCACGCCACCGGGGTTGTCAGAAATCTTCACCAACTTACCAGTCATGGTATGTGGCTTAGCGTATGCAGAAGCGGGCTTGTTGTTAATCTTTGCCATATTAGCCTCCACGACCAACAGAACGCTGGTTCATAACTTTAGCCATATTGCGACCATACTTCAACATCTGTGAATTGGTTTTACCGCCAGCAGCCATTTTCTTAGCGCCGGGGTGCATGCGTTTCTCGTGTGCTTTCACTTCAGTGTCGGCAATCTTTTTAACTGTTTGTTTGTCCATTTTCAGGCTCCTATCTGTATCGTTACTGTACCAACTTCTGACAATAAAACCAAGTCATTTGGCGTTAAAGCAGTATCAAAAAATCTGGCCCCACCAACTGGGTTCCACCCCCACTGAAACACTCGGCTTCCGCCTTCTGGATAACCGTCTGCATCTACTGCAGTGCTATTAGTGTTTGCAATCTGCAACCCGCTCAAACCAGACTGATAATAACTGCGGTCGGGGCGAGGATTCCTTAAACCTTGTGGGTCATCTACTGGATACATACCCAGTTGCAACTGTGGCTGATCGGGATCCCAGCACTCAGGACAAACCAACAAGTCATAAGTTTTTGTCTTGATGATCTCTTTACGCAGTACTTTTAATTTAAAACGTTGATCGCAACGATCGCACTGCGCAATAGCCCACTTACCGGAAGCAAACCTATTACCCATCAGGTGCCCCCAATGTATTGCTGACGGGGTACAAACCGCACAGCGGCTTTCTCTCTATCCTCCGTAGCAGCCAACTCCCAAGCCTCATCATACTGTTGTTTCAGCACGGGCAAGCGCTCAGCACCGCCGACAATCTTTAATGCAAGGTAGTAGGACAAGCCAGCAACCATGCAAGGGATAAATCTAAATGGAATGTCCATTACGTTTACACCACCGCCAGCATCTTGAGTGCGGCGAAGACGCCAGTAAACAAACGTGTACTGTTGCGCAGAATCTGGAGTCGGCCAAACCGTGATAGCAGGCACTTGAGCTAAATAGACCGTAGCGCCAGTCGTATGCGAAGCTGCAGTTGTATCTTGTTGCGCACGGAAACAGCTGTATAGGGTATTCCCTGATATGTAGCCGTAGTTAATAATCTCGTTGTCGATCTTGATAAACCCAGCAGCTGGAAGGCCGAGCACTGAGTTAAGGGTAATCTGGTTGGCTGTAGACGAAATAGAACCATTCAATGTCAAGCCGGTCGGCGAATTCTGCCCATCCAACCGCTGAATCCAGACCTGAATAGGTCGGGCTTGCTGAATCTTATTGGGGATCGTTGCGTAGGTAGAAACACTAATACGTGTAATTGTTAAGTCAGCTTGGCTGTTCTGGATGTTAGCCTGCGTACGAATTACGTGCTCAATCAAATCAACTGTGTCGTCCGGTAAAGCGTATGTATTTTGACCCTGAACAAGAGGTATCTCCCCCTGCTCAATCGTCCACATGTTGATGCCACGGTTGGCCCAATCAGCAAACATAATGTTAAGGCTACGCCGTGCAGTACGCAGGTCATAGCCAGTACGCAGCTCGCTACCGGCGCGTTCAAACGCTTCCTCAACCAACTCATCAAGCTGAAGATTAAAGTTAGATGCGCCGGAAGTTGTTGCCATTATCTATACCCTGCGGTTTTCTTTGCAATTGTTTTGGGCTGGGCTACGAATTGTTTTCCGGCTTTTTTGCCCTCGCGTTTTGCACGCGTTGTTGCAGCATACTCACTAGCACTAAGGCTTTTGATCGCAGCTTCTGGAAGGTATCGTTCACCTGTTTTGCTAGACGGTTTCCCACTTTTGGTTCTCCACTTTTGGTCACCCCAGTCCTTCAGTGATTTCTGAGGTGCTTTCAATCTCGATAACCTCCGCCAGCCGCCTTATACTTCTTGGCAACAAGCTGGGCTTTACGAGCCGACCATTGACCTGCACCCGTACCCTGAGTCGCTGCGGCTTTTACTTGGGACACAATCCTCTTGCGAAGACTAGGCTTTGTGTAATTGCCAGCAGCATTAACCTTCCCACCCTCTTTGTACTGAGTAAAGTCGGTATCATCACGACGAGCCTTACGCTTTCCGTCTGGCATTTTACTGGGGTTGATATCCCCCATACCTCGGCTCGCCATCATGATTATTTCTTCTTGCCATAAGACATGCCGCCACCGCACATCACCATAGTGCCACGAGTTTTACCGCGTGAGGCAATGCCGTCAGCTGACTTGGTGTAGCCACCTTTAGCCATCTTTTTAACAGATGCACCGTCGATGTCTTGGGGCACAGGCATGCCTTCACGGAAAACCGTATCCTTGGGCGCAGGCTTTTTAGGTTCTGGCTTCTTGGCCTCAGGCTTCTTTTTTGTGGAAGGTACGCCTTCAGGATCCATGGGGGGTTTCCCCATTTCAGCTGTGTAAACTGGATCAGCCATGGTGGGCTCCTTAAATTAGCACTTACCGCCGTAAGCCATAGTCTTACCGCCCTTTTTCATGCCCAAAGGTTTAGAAGCGCCCATCTTAACCATAGTGCCTTTTGACAGACCTTTGGACTGGATAGCGTGCTCGCCCTTACCTTTGTTGCCGCCAGATTTAACAGCGCCCATTTTTGCAGTAGTAATACCGCCTTTTTTCATGCCCATCATTTGTTTTTTGTCCAGAGCCATGTCAGCTTTAGAGCCCTCTTTCATGCCCTTTTTCTCAACATCTTTGCCTGATTTTTCAAATTTATCCATCTTAGCCATACCGCCGCCTTTCATTACTGACATCTTGCCATGAAGTGTCTCAGGTTTATTAACTTTTTGAAGGTCGGGACGGGCTTTAGGGGCACCTTTACCAAACTTCAACCCTTTGCTCGCTTCGCTAAAATCTTTAGCGACCGAAACTGGAATCCCAGCAGTTTTTGCAAACTCTGGGTTATGCGCCGCTGCATCCATAAAGCGCTTTTGTTTTTCACTCGTTGCTGGCATTTTCAGCTTTCTTATTGCCTAACCACCCCTGCACTGTCTTGGTTTCCCAAATGCGGATAGCTGTCCACACAATTGTAAAGATTGCGGCAACTGCTGGAAGCATTTCAGCCAAGGTTCCTACGACAGTGAGGAAAGATACCCCATCAATAACGTACTTAACTGTTTCGTCGTGTTCAGTCATATCAGCAGTTCCATGCTCTTAAAGATTTATTGATGCGTGAATTTGGATCTTTTGCCGTTTTCTCGCTGGTCAGCTTTTTCTTCATACCACTCATCCTTGCGCAGAAAGAGTCTCGGCGTGAGCCGCCTTCCGGCTGGGGAGGTTTCAAGTTCATACCTTGCTTTTTGGCAGAGGCTCGCCCCTTGGCGTTCAAGCCACCCTTGGGGTTTTTGCCTTCTTTGCGTGTCCATGCTGCTGTCTTAGCCATAAAACACCGTAATTTTGGTACTTGCGGGTAGAACTACGTACACACCATTTTGGAACAAAACCCCCTCACCGGGGATCAATGTTGAAATAATAGCTGTATTTACTGTTGTGTCTACAGATATGGGAATATTACCGCTATTAGTAGAAGCGTTATCGTAAAAATCAATCTGGCCAGCCGTACCGCTTGGAGCAATTTGGTAGCCTTTGACACGAGCACGGCCAGCAAAAACTACACCTGACGCATTTAGGTGTGTTGATTTAACGTCTGTTTGCATCGTCATAGGATGCTCCTAATTAAGCAGTGCGTGTGAACACGTACGCTGTGGGGCTAGAAAACATGATGGTGTAACGGCCAACACCGGTAACACCAGAAGCAATAGTCAAATCACCAAAGCTACCAGCTGAATCAGCAGCTGCAGTTGACAAGATAGCGTTTGTATTAACAGCGACTGTCACTGTGTTTGCGCCAGCAGTGTTGTCAATAATCAAGTTAAAAACAGTTCCTTGATTTGCGCCCAGATAATTGCCCAAAGCGGTGCCTGTAGGCAAAGTGATTGTGGTTGCTGCGGCAGATGTAGAGGTGATGTAACCAGTAGCAACTTGAGCTGCGGTGGCTGTAGCTGTAGCATTGATTGCGTTAGCAGTGGTTACTTGGTGGTTGTCGATAAAACTATTTTGAGATACGACTGGGCCGTTGAACGTGGTGCGTGCCATGATAATTCCTTACATGCAAGTTGGGGTGTTCTGTCTGCATGTCGTCAGCCGGGACTGTCAGAACACCGGAAATCCCGGAATGGTGTATTTATATCACGCGCTTTTTAAGTTTGCAACATTTATTTTGCTGTCATAAATCTTTTGCACAATAAGCGCATGAAATACCAAATTGTTCGCGTCGATACACGATTGCCCGAGGTGGTACGGCTACTTAAACTGTTGCAAAAAACATGTCTTCCTGATTGTCCAATATATGAAATTAAAAAAGATAGCTTCTGGTTCATTGCTTACTCTGAAACCGGTGAGGCGGCTGGCTTCGCTGGCCTTGCTCCCTCTAGTAGTTGGAGCGACTGCATGTATATGTGTCGTGCGGGTGTTGTACGAGCTCATCGAGGACAGGGACTCCAGAAGCGGCTTATCCGACAGCGCATTAAACTTGCCAAAGCGCTAGGCATGAATTGGGTGGTGACCGACACTAACTACAACACCCCATCGGCAAACAACCTGATAGCTACGGGTTTCAAGTTGTTTGAGCCAAAAAAACCTTGGGGCTTTGAGACAGCTTTGTACTGGAAGTATCGGATCAAGCATGCCGTATAAAGACAAAATTGTTAAGCAAACTAAACAAAAAACGTACGCGAATACGTACTACAAGAAGAATAAAGAGGCTGTAATTGCCGCAAGTAAGGAGTCGGCAAAGAGGTATAAAGATCAGTGGCGTGACTATAAAGCCACTCTAACATGCATAAAATGCGGGCAAAACCACCCAGCAACCCTTGACTTTCACCATATAGACCGCAGTACCAAAGAAGATTCAGTCAACCGACTAATTAAAAACCGAGCTTTTAAACGAGCTATGGAAGAAGTTAAGAAGTGCGTAGTGCTTTGCGCCAACTGCCACCGCATACATCATCACGAAGAACGAGAAAACAAAAAGGCCAAGAAGAAGGGGGCCGGAGCCCCCTGATATCACTCTTTAGCTTCGGCGGCGGCTTCAGCAATGTCACCGTCAATTTCTTCATCGGTGTCGTCTTCGTCATCAAACAAGTTTTCGTCCATGTCTTCTACAGCCACGTACTCAACGCCCCAACCGTAGCTTTCTTGGAATTCTACGAACTCTTGGAAGATGCTGATGATGTCGAAATCGTGTGTCTCGATGATGATTTTGCTGTTTTGCAGCCAACCAAATTCCATTTCAAATTTCATGATGTGTCCCTAAGTTAATGCAATCACCGCGACTGCAGATGTATCGTAGTTTAACTTTATGACAGAAAAAAGGCCACCCGAAGGTGGCCCCAAATAGCCCTTGTGAGGCTATATTTATCAGGTTGAACCTGAAGAACCAAACATACCGAGGGGGTCAGACCAGCCGAAGCTATAACGCTCACGGGCTTTGTAACGAACGTTACCGGTATCGAAGTCGCCGTCCATGCTGTTTTGCAGCGGAGTACGAACAAAGTGCTTCAAACCGTTAGGCACGTCAGTGGTCAAGAACCAACCGTTTGTGTCGGTCAAGAAGTGATTGACAGTGTAACCTTCAGGAATAGCACCCATCTGCTTCAATGCATTGATGTCGTTATCCGCTGTAGCAACACGCAACTCAGTATCCAACAGGCGTTTAGCCGTGAACATCAAAGCTGGGGGAACAATCAACTTCTTAGGTTTAGCAGCAATCAGCAAACCACGCTCGTCTGTCCAAGCAGCGATTTGAATAACGGCGGCTTCCAAAGAAGTCTCGTTCAAGTCAGCTTGAGTAG